AAGGCGAGTCCACTATCGTCACCTACGAAATCTGTCCTGGCACGGTCAATAACCTCATGCCGCAGGTCTACAACGAGACAGAAGAGGTGTTCGAGTATCTGGACGACCTGACGGCAGGCTACAAGCTTGTCCTCGACTTCGCGTCGACCTCGTCCTGCTTCATCTACCTGCGAGCCGGACCCGACCCTTCGACCAACGCTTTCCCAGCCACGGCTCCGATTGACCCTTACGATCCAGACGACCCCTACCCGACGGTGTTCAATACTGGCGGCGCATTGCCTGCCGACACGGACACCTACGGCTACCTGCTCCTGGCCAAGGTCAACGCGCTAGGGGACGGCGTCTACTCGGTCGACCAATACGTCACCGGCTCCCTGTGGGGTGACCGTATCAAGGTCGGAGACCAGACCGCTCGTTACTACTACGCCCGGATCTGATGGCCACGCTCATCGGCCAAGACACTACGGGCGTCGTCAGCACATGGGGCTGGCTACGCTCTCCGCTTGGCAATAACCAGAACGGATACGGCGGGGGTGCCCATAACGTGGAGTTTGATGCGCCGGGCTTCATGACTGCCCAGAACACCTTTTTCCGCAGTGACGGTGGCCCTCTGTTCGCGACCTTCACCTACCTTTTCGTGACCACGACCGTGGACGGCCAGGTCGATATGTGGTTCAGGTTCGGGCCTCGAAGCGCCCGCATCTTGGTCGAAGAGGATGAGGCCGAAATCCTAGGCAAGGATGTCGTGCTGGATAACGCCAGCCAGACCATCGCGGTAACGGCAGACGCTTACGAGGGTCCGTTCGGTTTTGGTCAGGAACTTGACCCGGACTCGGCTGACATCCTTGAGGTGCACGATTTCCTGCCCTACTGACCCCCCCCTTCCAATCGGGGCATAGTCAGACCCGATGAGCTGCAACACCGTCACCTTCAAACGCGGATCGTCCTTCTCGGCCTCCATGGTGTGGAACCCTGAGCCCGGGGGCATCGCGAACCTCATCGGCGTGACGGTCACCTCGACCATCATCGACGCGCAGCAGAACGAATACGCCCTGACGGCGACCGTGGCCCCCAACGGCCTTTCCGTGGCCTTCGTCTATCCGGGCTCGACCGCCGCGTGGGCCATCGGCACGGCCAAGTGGGACATCAAGTTCCTGAACGGCGGCACGGTCTTCTACTCCGAGACGATGCGCATCGACCTCATCGGTCAGGTCACCGCCTAATTTCATGTCGCTCACGATCACCATCCCTGGAGCGGTCGACGTCACCACCGGGTCGACGGCCCCTGCCACCCTGACCATCGGCGTCGGAGTCCCCGGAGCGGCTGGCCCTCAAGGCCCCGCTGGCCCGGGCGTCCCTGCTGGCGGCACGGCTGGCCAGTATCTTCAGAAGATTGACGGCACGAACTACAACACGGACTGGGTCACGCTCAACCTGTCGGCCTACCTGACGACCAGCGCCGCCGCGTCGACCTACTACCCGCTGACCAACCCAGCCGGCTACATCACGTCCTCGTCGCTCGTCCCCTACCTTCTCAGCTCGACCGCGGCCTCGACCTATCAGCCCATCTCGGGAATGTCGTCCTACCTGACGACTTCGGCTGCGGCCTCGACCTACGCGACCATCGCCCAGGGACAGCCCGCCTCGGGCACGATCGGCCAAGTCCTGACGAAGAACTCCGGCACGAACTACGACTCGTCCTGGCAGACCCTCATCCCGGGCGACCGCTACCTGACGACCTCGACGACCAGCAACACGGTCAGCAACGGCACGAAGACCTTCACGGTCGGCACTGGCCTGTCCTACTCTTCGCAGCAGGACGTCGTAATCTCCTACGACGCGAGCAACCATATGCACGCGCTGGTCACGAGCTACAACTCGGGCACTGGGGTTCTGGTTGTCGACGTCAATCACCACACCGGCTCGGGAACGTATACCGCTTGGACGGTCAACGTAGGCGGCATGGTTCCGCTTCAGTCCGTCGAGTGGGGCGAAATCCTCGGCACGCTCGGCAACCAGACCGACCTGTCCACGGCGCTCAACGCCAAGCTCGACTCCACGACGGCGGCCTCGACCTACGCCCCCATCGCTTCGCCGACCTTCACGGGCACGGTGACCATCCCCTCGGGTGCGTCCATCTCGGGCTTTGCTCCCCTCGCGTCCCCGGCCCTGACGGGCAACGTCACGATCGCCAGCAACTCCACGGGTGCGGCGCTGTTCATCGAGCAGCTGGGCACGGGCAACATCCTCACCCTGCACGATCAGGCTACGGACACCAACTTCGTCGCCATCGACGCGAACGGAAAGTTCAACACCATCCCCTCGGAAGCGACCAACGGCGCTGGCTTCAACATTCCGCACGGCACGGCTCCGACGACCCCGGTCAACGGCGACATCTGGACGACCACTGGCGGCATCTTCTGGCGTCAGAACGGCTCGACCCAGCAGGCCGCTGACGTCGGCTCGACGCAGACCATCTCGGGCAACAAGACATTCTCCAACGCCAACGTCTCGTTTGGCACGTCCACCGCCGCAGGCACGATTAACGTCGGCACGGGTGCGACCATCTCTGGCTCGACCAAGGCCGTGAACATCGGCACGGCTGGCGCGTCCGGCTCGACGACCAACGTCACCATCGGCTCGTCCGTCGATGGCTCTGGCGTCAACGTAACGGTCAACGGAGTGCTGACGACCACTGGTGCGACTCAGAACATCGGTAACTCGACCGCCGCTTCAACCGTCAACATCGGCACGGGCGCTACGATCTCCGGCTCCACCAAGGCGGTCAACATCGGCACTGCCGGAGTCGCTGGCAGCACGACCAACATCGCCATCGGTTCGACCACGGGCACATCGACGACCACTCTCCAAGGCTCCACGGTTGGCGTCACCCTCGCAGCTGATACGAACACCACTGGCCTTGCCACCACGGCCTACGTAGTCGGTCAGGCCGGTTCGGCGACTCCTCTGGTCAACGGCACCGCCGCCGCTGGCACGTCCCTCCGCTACGCTCGTCAGGATCACGTCCACCCGACTGACACCTCTCGCGCCGCCTTGGCTTCGCCGACCTTCACAGGCACGCCTGCCGCCCCCACCGCCGCCGTCGATACCAACACGACCCAGCTTGCGACGACCGCTTTCGTCTTGGCACAGGCCGCCGCCGCCACCCCGCTCGTCAACGGCACGGCTGCCGTCGGCACGTCCTTGCGCTACGCCAGGGCTGACCACGTTCACCCGACCGACACGACCCGGGCCCCGCTGGCATCGCCTGCCTTCACCGGCACGCCTTCCCTGCCGACTGGCACGACCGCCGTCACGCAGAGCGCTGGTAACAATACCACCGCCGTCGCCACGACTGCCTTCGTGCAGCAGGAAGTCCCTGCCGCCTCGACGACCGCCGCTGGCAAGGTCGAACTGGCGACCCGCCTTGAAGTGGTCGAGCCTTCGTCGTCCACCCTGGCTGTCTCTCCCATGCGCGTCCTCGACGTCGTGATGAGCCCGGGCTATGTCCAGATCGCGCAGAACAACGGCAACGTCTCGACAGGAACTGTCGGAACTGGTGCTGGAGTCTTCACGACCTCCATGACCCGCGTCTGCCTCGGGCCCAACGCTTCGGTCGCTGGCTCTTCCTACTATCGACCGCAGACCAACGGCGGCGTGGCGCAGTTCTATGCCAAGGGCATCAACAACGCTTCAATCAACTTCTCCAAGCCTTTCTGGATGAGCGGTCGTAGCTTGTATGACGACACCCATCGCGGAGACGCTAACAACACTTCGCGTGTCACTGTCGGCAAGTCTGGAACGACCATTGGAGCTCTGACGCAAAAAGGCATCGGTTGGCAGAAGGTCGGCGGCCTTGCTACGAACTTCTTCCTGCTCGCCCATAACGGCACAACGCTAACCAGCGTCGACACGAACACCTCCCTGAACTCCCTCGGCATCACCGGCGGCGTGCCCTTCGATTGGTCCATCTACTCAGACGGATCGGGTAATGTCACGATGTTCATCAATGACGTGCAGGTTGCCACGACTTCCGCTGGCCCTACCGGATACAGTCTCGGAAGCAGCGTCTGGCAGGAAGAAGTAGACCAATCCGCTTCTGCCGCTACGCGTATGTATCTAACGACTTTCGGAGGCCACTATTACCATGCATAAATACAAGGTCACCTGCCTGTTTGTCCCTGACTGGGCTGTCGTCTACCAGTCCGTTTTCGGCTCTGCCGTTCATTGTGCGTCTTCGACCGAAGGCTCTGTTGCCACGTTCACCTTCGACCATCCCGTCACCCCCGCCGACCTCGGGCCTCTCGTCCGCGTCGAACTCCTACCCAACGACTAACATGATCACCCACCTACTCGCCCTCCTCGTCGGCTTCGTCGCCGGAGCCCTCGTCATGCGCAAGCACAAGGCCAAGGCCGACTCCCTCGAAGCGAAAGGCCGTCAGGCCCTCGACGCCCTCAAGGGTCGCGACTGACCTCATGCGCTTGCTCCTAGTCATCGCCCTCGTGGCCCTGGCTGGGTGCAAGTCGGCCGGCAAGCCCGCAGCCGAACTCCCTCCGGCTGTCCCCGCCCCCAAGGCCGTCGCCCTGGACACCGTCGGCACGAAGCTCGACGTCATCGACTCCCGCGTGGCCGCCGCCGTGACCGTGGCCCGCGAGGCCAACAACGCCGGCAAGCCCGCCGTCGTGGAGTCCGAACTCTCCGTCGCCGGTTCCTTCCTGCCGAAGCCCACGGAGGGCGACCTCGCCTTCGCCCGCCAACGCTCCGAGAAGGCCACCCCCGCCGAATACGAAGCCCAGCGCAAGAAGGCCGCCGAGAAGCAGAAGGCCGCCGAGGCCGCTTGGGCTGACCTCGAGAAACAGGTCGCCGCGAACAAGGCCGCCCTCGCCGCCCGTGACGCCCGGATCGCTGAGCTCGCCGCCGAAGTCGAGCGCGTCAAGAAGGACGCCATGTCCCAGACTTGGACGCTCGTCGGCGTCGGCCTCGCCGTCATCGGTGCTTTGACGACCGCCTTCATGGGCCCCCGCATCGGTCTGCCCCTGCTCCTTTGCGGAGCCTTCTGCGGTTCCGTCCCGTTCATCATCGACTCGCCCTGGTTCGAATACGCCGCCGGGGCTACGCTGGTCATCTCCTGCGGCCTCGGCCTGTGGTGGCTCGCCGACCGCGTTAAGGATTCCGTGAACAAGACCCCTCCCGCAGATGAGCCGCCGCAAGCATAAGACCGCGAAGGTAATCTGGCGCAAACTCGGCAAGGAGCGCGCATGGGGTCAGGCCACCATTGGCGAGAACCTCATCGAGATTGACCCCCGCCTAGGTGCCCGCCGTCAGCTCGAGGTGCTCTGCCACGAGCAGATCCATCTCACGTTCCCCTTCCTCACCGAGACTCAAGTCGACCGTGCCGGCAAAGACCTCGCCGCCGTGCTCTGGTCGCAGGACTACCGCCGCGTCCTCATCGCCCCGAACTCCAAGCCGCCCCGCATCTCGTGAGCCCGCCTCCCGCTCCCATCAGTCCCGAGGACATCCCGAAGGAACTCAAGGACGGCGTCGTAGCTTCAGTCCTGGGAGGGCTTGCCATGACCGCCCGCCTGCTGCTCTCGACGGAGCCAGTGTCCTTCGGCTGGGTCGTGCGCCGTGTCCTCGCCGCCGCGATCACCGCCGCCTTGGTCGGCTACGGCATCCAGGACCACATCTCCAGCCCGGGCCTGCGTATGGCCGTCATTGGAGCCGCCGGTTACGCAGCGCCCGAGAGTCTCGATTATTTGATGCGCTACATCAAGGCACGCGGAGAAAAGGAAGTCGGAGCCGTCACCGCCAAACTCAAACCCCATGGGAAAGGCAAAGCCAGCAAAGCAAAGCGGAAGCGATAACCTCCTGCTGGCCGTCGCCCTGATCACGGCCTTCGCGGGAGTCTCGGCTTTCTCCTCGGCTTACATCGCCGGGTATGTCCTCGACCAGTTGCAGTCGACCGACGCCCTGGTCATGATCGTGACGGACGCGGGCCTAAAGTCCGACTCGGCTGACCTTGAGCGCAACATGAGCACGGCGACCCTCGCCCTGAAGTCCGTCCGCGACCTAGGCTGGGCCTTGGCCGTGGGGTGCCTAGGGGTAGGGGTGGCGGTCTTCCTCCGTTCCCGCCGTCAAAACGCCTCCTAGGGCAAGCCAGAGGGGTCTATTGGGGCACAAGGAAGCAGAGCAGGGTAGGGGATAGGAGGGGAGGAACCTTAGTTCCCCCTCCATTCCCTTATCTTGCTCCCTTGGGGGGGGGTATTGATTACTGTCTTATGGGGGATGGTTTAATTACCCCCTAGCCCGGTTGCGCCTCGTTGCGGAAAGGTGCTTGACTAATGCGGAACAGTTCGCCAAGGTCATTGACGCACCACCAAAACCATGAAGACCCTCATCGCCCTCACCGCCCTCATCATCCTCGGCTGGACCGCCGTCGTCACGTTCTGTGGCCCAGAACTCTACCGAGCCATCAACGGCCCCGAGCCCGTCAAGGCCAAGGTCACCCGCCGTCACCGATAATCTCCCACCCACCATGCCCAACGCCAACCACCCCTACGTCGACTCGCTCACCTTCGCTGGTCGACCTCTCCCCCTCAAGCGCCCGATGGCCGAGTACGCCGCCCGACGCCTGCAGGCCATCCTCCCGCAGATCGCCGCGCTTAACGCCGCCGGCAAGACGCAGGCCGACGCCGCCGCCGCCCTGGACACGACCGTCTGCACCCTCCGCCAGTGGCTCGACATCACCGGGACGCAGTGGGTCAACCTCAAGAAGCGCGGACCCTACCGCCGCCAGAAGTAATGCGAGTCCTAGTAGCCTGCGAGTATTCTGGCACCGTCAGGGACGCGTTCCTCAAGGCAGGGCACGACGCTATGTCATGCGACCTGCTGCCGACTGATGTTCCCGGCCCTCACTATCAGGGAGACGTGCGTGATGTGCTCAACTACCCTTGGGACTTGATGATTGCCCATCCTCCCTGCACCGACTTGTCCGTGAGTGGCGCTAGGCACTTCCCTGCCAAGCAAAAGGACGGACGCCAGCAAGCGAGCGCATCTTTCTTTCTCTCCTTGGCTAAGGCAGACATTCCTCGCATCGCAATCGAGAACCCTGTTTGCATTATGTCCTCCCTTTGGAGAAAGGCTGACCAGGTTATCCAGCCTTGGCAGTTCGGCCACGGAGAAACCAAAGCGACCTGCTTATGGCTGAAGGGATTGCCCAAGCTGACGCCGACTAATGTCGTCGAAGGCCGCGATAACCGAATCCACAAGATGCCTCCATCGCCTAATCGCTGGAAGGAACGCAGTAAGACTTTCCAAGGCATCGCCGACGCCATGGCCTCCCAGTGGGGCACCCTTTCCACCCATGCCTGACCCCTCCCACCGCCCCTACCAACCCATGCACATCATCAATCCCGACTCAATGCCCCGCTTCTGGTGGCTCTTCCCCTGGTCCTACGCCCGGACCCTCAAGACGGCGCTGAACGCCATGAAGGCTTACGCCGACCGAGCCGACCGTTGCATCGATATGCAGATCCGCATCGCCGACAACTACCGGGCCGAGGTCGAGCAGCTGAAGGCCGAGGTCAACCGCCTCGCCCACTCCCGCGACCACTGGCTGGCCAAGCACGACCGGGCCTACGCCGTGGCCATGCACAACGAGAAGGTCATCCGCGAGATGGAGGAGCGCAGCCGATGAGTTCCTTCAAGCACCTCGATGGGATGCTCGCCCTGCTCTCCGAGGTCTACGAAATCAACGAGCGCATCATGTGCGGCGACATCTGCTCCGCGAAGTCGGCCATCGCCTCCGACCGCATGAAGAAGCTGCTCAACCACTACCACGAAGCCCTCTCCGAAGACGGAGCCTCCAAGATTAGCCTGCAAGCCTACGCCGCCGCCGGTGGCTGGGTCGGCATCACCTACTCTTACGAGGTCGACGGCTTCGAAATCGCCGGGTCCCAAGTCCCGAGACGCGTATGACCCGCCCTTTCTCCATCGTCGCCCTTCTGCTCCTGGGCTTCAACGCCGCCGCCGCGTCCGACGCCACCCTGCTCGAGTCCATCGCCCACGTTGAGTCCGGCATGAACCGCAAGGCCATCGGGACCGCCGGTGAACGGGGGATGTATCAGGTCGGGCGGGACGCTTGGAAGGACGCCGAGGACCGCCTCAAGGCCGAGGGACACTACCGCTTCCCTTGGTCCAAGTGGCGGGACGCTACCGCCCAGGACATGATTGCCGCCAGCCACCTCCGCTGGATTAGGGCGAACTTCAAGCGCATCGGCATCCTCTACCCGACCCCTGAGCAGATCGCGCTGGTCTGGAACGTGGGCTGGTCAGCCGCCGTCGAACGCCGCTTCAAGCCGAACGACTACGCCATCAGAGTGGCTAACCTTTTCCGCTTGTCCTCACGTCAGCCACGATAAAGGGTCTTGCCGTGGCCCACCTCATCGTAGCAATCGACCCTGGCGTGAATGGCGGCATCGTCTGGTCAATCGACGGCGCCGTGCAGACCGCTAAGATGCCGTCGTCAGACATCGAGGTCTGCCAACTGCTCGCGGATCTCAGCTGCAAGGCCAAGGACGTAAGCCTGTACCTTGAGGAACCTCCGCTGTTCGCCGGCAAGAACATCCCCGGCTCCGCCATCGGCAAACTGATGTGGAACACCGGCGTCCTCTACGGCGCCGCGGTCGCCATGGGCTGGAAGATTCACCGCATCCGCCCCGCCGTCTGGCAGAAGACGCACACCTGCGGCACGAAGGGCGAACTGACCACGACCCAATGGAAGAACAAGCTGAAGGCCCGCGCCTGCGAACTCTTCCCCACCGTCGACGTCACCCTCTGGAACGCCGACGCCCTCCTCATCTTCGACTCCGCCACGCGCGGCGTCATCAACTAATCTCCCATGAAGAAAGACTCCAAGCCCTCTCCCGACTACCGCGTCATCGCGGACTCGTCATACATCGTTTTACCCGATCAGAAGGTCGCCCGACTCCTGACCCCCACCGTCCGCGGCGGCGTGACCTACTACAACCTCTTCGTCCCTGGCTACACGCGGATGTCCCTCGCCGACATCGAGGCCACCATCAAGGCCGGCGAAGTCAAGAAGGCCGAACAGCCCAAATAATCTCCCACCATGAGCAAACAGCCCACACCTACCACCGCCACCTCCGCAGCCGATAAGGCTTTCGAGAAAGCGATGAACCCGCCCCAGTCCGCCACCTCCGCACTAGTCCAAGCACTGGCCGCACTCGACAACGTGAAGGCGAACAAGATGAACCCTGCATTCAAGGCCAAGTACGTCTCCCTTGACGCGCTGCTCGACGCCATCAAGCCCGTCCTGCTCGACCACGACCTCGCTCTGATCCAGACGCTCGTCAGCCAGGAGGGCAAGGTCGGCGTGTCTACCGCGTTCCTCCACAGCTCCGGCGAACGCTTCGACTTCGGCACCCTGCTCGTCAAGGCCGAGGGTCTGACTGCCCAGCAAATCGGCGGGGCCATCACCTACATCCGCCGCCAGTCCATCCAGACCGCGTGCGGTATCTCCGTCGACCTCGACGATGACGGCGCCGTGGCCTCTGGCTTCCGCGCTACGCCCTCGCAAGCCGCCGCCCCTGCCTTCTCCCCCACCCCTCGCCCCCTGACCAAATGAGTGCTGACCCCTTCGACCCGGTGAACGCCGCCATGCGTCACCTCCAGAACCAGAACCTCGCGTCCGCTGCCGAAGCCAAGGCCAAGGCGCAGGACGAGCAGATTCAGGCCATGCGCTACGCCGGCAACGAACTCGCCCGCGTCCTCGACGACGTGATGCAGTCCGATATTTGCCAGTTCGACGCCATCTCCAAGGCCGTCTGCATTGCCACCATCGCCAAATGGAACCGCGCCAAGACCGGGCAACTGTGAGCCCCCGCCGCAAGTGGGGTTCGGTGAAGGAGGCCGTGGCCGCTCTGGCCACCCTCCCCGCCCCGCAGATCGTGAAGCAGACGGGCATCTCCCGTTACTCCGTCTACTACGCGGCCAAGCGCATGGGCATCCGCCTGCCCTCTCCCTACGCCAACAAATGAGCGACACCCCCAAAGGCATCGAGCGCATCGCCGGCACGGTGCCCAAGCAATACGCCTTGCTCCTTCTCCTGGACGGCTTCCCTTACGTGGAGCTCACGGCCCGCAAGCACGCCGACTTCCTGACCGACCTGAACGCGTGGAAGCGAAAGACCTACCCGTCCCTCGTCCGCTCGCAAGTCCGCTACTTCACGCTTGCCCCTAACGGCGAGATAAAGGAACTTACCTTCACGCCAGTCCGCCAATGACCAACCGCGACAACATCCAGCGCCTCGTCGAGAAGGTCACAAGCGACCTCGCCATCGTCAAGTCGCTCGCCTCCCGGGTCGAGATGCACGTCGAAGACCTCACGACGCTCTCCGACCTCGCTTCCGCTGCGCTCACCGAACTGTCCGTCTTCACCGATCACGTCGAGACCGCCGACGAAGCCGCCCAGGTCAAGCCCCTGCACGACCGCGTGCACGTGCTCGTCGTTCAGCTGCGCGTCCTCCGCAATACGCTCGAGGCCATGGAGAATGCCGGTGAAGCCGCCCTCGCCGACGTGCGCCGCATCTCGGCCAGCGTCGAAGAGTCCGCCCCCGAGGACGACAGCCTGTGAGCAAAGCCTGCGAACTGTGCAAGGGTGCTTGCTGTGAAAGCATCATCCTGCCTATCAGCCCTAGCCCGACATCGACCGAGTTCTACGAAGCCAGAGGTTCCGTCTTTCAGGTCGCAGGACAGACTATGGCCGAAGTCCCTGCCCGATGCCCTTACCTGTCTAAGGCAGGAAAGTGCATGACCTATTCTCAGCGCCCGGTCGCCTGCTCCCGCTTTACTGTCGGGTCGCTCATGTGCGTGACTGCCATCGAACGCCGTCGCCCCGATCAGGCCGAAGCGATTAAGGCCCTCTTCTAATTTCCCACCAACCCAGAACACCAACACACCATCCCATGCCCAACCTCATCACCGAACGCGTCGTCTACGACGGCATCCAAGCGCTGAACCAATCCGGCGCCAAGGAACTCCTGAAGTCCCCCGCCCATTACCAGGCGTATCTCAACCGCACGCAGGAGGATTCCAAAGCCCTCCGCGTCGGCACCGCCGTGCACAAGCTCGCCCTCGAAGGCCTCGACGCCTACAACGCCACCCACGCCATCGCCCCGGAGGTCGACAAGCGCACGAAGGAAGGCAAGCAGGCGTGGCAGGACTTTGTCACCGCGAACGAAGGCAAGGCCATCCTGACCGCCGAAGAGGGTGCCCTCGTCGACGCGGTCGCCAACTCCGCCGCCGCCTGCATGAAGGCCAACGGCATCGTGCTCTCGAAGACCGAAGTGATGTTCACCGCTTTCATCGGCGACACGCTCGTCAAGTGCGCCATCGACGGCATCTCCGACGACGGCTATATCTACGACCTCAAGACCTGCGAGGATGCCAGCCCGCACGGATTCCTTCAGGCCGTCCGCAAATACAAGTATGCCCTCCAGGCTTACTTCTACCGCCACGCCGTCGAGTCGGCCTACAAGTGCCGGGTGCTGGGCTTCCGCTTCATCGCCGTGGAGAAGGAGCAGCCCTACGCCCACGCCGTCTACGAGATCGGGCCTGAACTCATGACCCAAGCCGCGTTCGACTTCGAAAAGGCGCTGACCCTCTACAAGGAATGCACCGCCTCCGGCCACTGGCCCGCCTACCCGCAGCAGATCCAGACCATCGACATCGCCGCCAAGCCCACCGCCGCGACCAACATCAACTTCGCCTAATCATGAACCCGCCCAACAACGACCGCCTCCCGCTGAAGACCATCGAGGTCTCCGGCACCTACAAACTCAAGCTTATCAAGCCGAAGTTCGAGAAGGTGAAGCACAACGAAGACGGCACCTCCTCCGCACGCCTGTTCTTCCTCGACGACCAGGGCAACTGCCTGTCGAAGTCCTACGGCTCCAAGTATGCCAAGCCCCTCGCCATGCTCGTCGGCAAGTTCTCCGGCACGTTCACCAACGAAATCCGTCTGGACGCCACCCCCGCCGAGTTCATGCAGTATCTCGAGCCCGCCTGCGGCAAGACGTGCCTCATCGGCGTCGAGGCCATCCCGAACGGCGAATGGAACGGCAAGCCTCAGTTCAAATACAAACTGACCTTCCCCAAGGGCTCCCAGAAGCCCGTCGTCAGCGAGCCCCCGCCCGAGAACCCGCCGTTCTAATCCCGTGACCGACGCTCCCACGCCGATGGCTCCTCCCACCCTCGTCCTGATCTGCGGCTACGCGAGGGCCGGGAAGGACACCCTCGCCTCCGGCCTTCTCGAGTGGGCGCAACGCCCCGCCGAGCACATCAACTTCGCCGACGCCCTCAAGGAGGCCGCGAACCACTACATGGACTACCTCGGCCTTGACGGGGACTTCTTCAAGGAGGACTTCAAGGTAGATAACCGCGACTTCCTAGTCCACGCTGGGAAGTTCGCACGGCGCCTCGACCGTGACGTCTTCGCCCGCCACTTCGCCAACTGGTGCCCGGTCATGAAGCACCACGACCAGCCCAGCCCCGAGAC